CACAAAATATAGTGCCCACGCCCCTTAGGGTAGGGGAGTACAGCAATTTTTACAATGTAAATAGCAACATATACAATAAACAACCCCCTCTATCGAGGGGGTTGTTGTGGTTAAATAGCAGCAGTGGAAATTTGTTGAATGTTTGTAGGTTCCCCCAGTTTTGAGTACTTTGTAGGGTCGAACCCGTTGATGAATCCAAACGTACAGTTGCCAGCACCAAACTGAACACCTGCTGTGTATGCGGGTGTTATATCCCACCCAGAAAGTCGGGTAATAACGCACCACTCCGAACCGACAAATACAGCTGGAGCGTTTTCTCCGTGCAGGGTATTGCGCACTACCGTAATATCGTCCACGATGGTTCCAATGCCGTCTGAGATCTGAATTGGACGCGCTACATCGATAAAAGTGCAATGACTGATAGAAACGGCCCTACACCCTCCCTCGAGGTAAATACCATTCATGGATGCCGTATCAAGGAACTGACATGTATTGATAATAGCCGTTGATGCTACTAGGCGTATGCCGTATGATGCAGCGTTACTATAGCTGTTTAGAATATGTACGGCGCCATGAAGACAATTTGTCAAGTAAATACCTGTTTGCGGGCACTGGTCTGCAATGAAACCATCAATCAGAATGTCCCATACCGTTGATGGTGTATTGTTGGCATTAATCCATACGCCATTGGAGTTGCTGCATTCGCAGTTGCTGATATAAATATCTCGAATATCGTTGGAAGAATCAGCAAGGAACATCCATCTATCCCCTGTAGCACTGCCGAGGCTGGAAATGCAGTTTTCTGCGCGGAACGAGGCGTTACCGGAGATACCAGTTGCACCCGTGGAACTCGCTACTAAATGATAACTTGTAACAGGCTTAGAGGTTGTAAGGGCAATATCATGTATAATATTACGCACCTGCATATTGACAGTATGCGCACATTCTAGCACCTTTCGGCAACCGATTATAAACAAATCCTCAATGAAGAATCGCTCAGAATACTGCGAAGTAAAAGCCGCGTCTACATCATCGGTTGCACCGATAATAACGCCATTGCGAAAGATAGTGCGCTCCACATGGGCGGTATTACTACCGTTAAAAATGAACCGGCTTTTGGCAGTAGTAAGCTTAATAACACACCCCTGCAAATCGTATGTTGTGTGCGGCTGAAGATAAATATTATTACTTACAACGTAAGTAGTATCAGTGCCCAGTCCAGCATATGTAGCAGGACGACCAAACTTTACTGTACCCTCATAACCTGAGAGATAATTGCTGATAGCAGACCCTAAATCACCTTCATAATTAAACCAGTCAACCAGTACAACGCTATCAGTCATCTTGATTGTGCCGGTGTCTGCTTTACGGAAATGACAGTTAGCACCGGCAATCGGTGCGGTGATGGTTACTGTGCATGTGTTCGCAATCAACATTGCGTTGTACGCAAAATAGGAGCCGGTCAGTGTGACGTCCTGTGTAATATTGTATGTACCATCCGGGAACAGCAGTGGAAGACCAGATGCTATAGCACGCTTAATTGCCTCCGTATCATCCGCTAAGCCGTTGCCTAATGCCCCGTAGTCCTTAACGTTAGCAAATGCACCAGAGGATTTGTCCTCAATCTGTTTTTGTAATTTCTTATCTGCCTCAATACGGGCCGTTGTCTCCGCGCCAATAGCCGTCTGAAGCTGTGTGTCGGCGTTCTTTCGGGCCGTTGTTTCTGCGCCAATATCCGTTTGTAGCAGGGTGTCGGCGTTCTCCCGAGCCTTTTTTTCCGCGTCAATAGCCATTTGTAGCTGGGTGTCGGCGTTTTCCCGAGCCGTTTTCTCGGCGCTCAAGCCCTCATTAAGTGCAGTGATAAGGTAGTGCAGAACTTCATTTGTGGAGCTGCTAACGCAGTTGGAGCCGGGCACATAGGCATCACCGGCGATCATTGCTCTTGTGACACGTACAAGCTCCCCATTGACCCAGACAAGATCGTTGACAGCTCTTGCAGCTGTCGCGGTGGGGCTGTGGCCCTCATCGTTGGGAGTAATGGCCTTTTTGACATCGGCCCAAAGTTCATCGAAATTGCCAATTTTTGTCCAGAACTCGGTACGATCCAGAGAAACACCGGACGGCACCGGCTGTACAGAAAGATAGGCGTTGCCCTTGCTGTCCACAACAACGGTGTTTGCCTCATACTGGCTTGTGATGTCCCACTGAATCGGGTTTGCGTACTTGATCGTGGCCAGGCTGACGAAATTCGTCAGTTTGGTATTGAACTCGTTTAATACATCCATAATCCAATCAAGGTTGAGATCATGGAAATTGGAGTATGGCGCTCTGTGAATAGGATTGATACTCATAATTGCATCTCCTTAATATACCAGCAAACAAAAGTTTGCCCGGATGTCCGTAACGATTTTATGAATTGCATTCTTCATTGCAAGCGTCAACTCTTTGGCAATAAGGTCTTGCGGGTCTCGTCCTGCCCGTCCCTTCTCGGTCACGGTGTCTTTGTAGCCGTCGTGCAACTCCGAGGTACTGTTATCGGTGATGGTCTGATCGGTGGTGGTCGTGTCCGTGCCGTTGCTGGTAATGGTGTTCCCAGTTCCCAGGGCCGTTGTGCTCTTTTCAGCGGTTTGCAATGTCCCGCTGTCAAACCCCGTTACATCCCGTGTAGTGCTGTCGCTGCCTGTATTATGGCCGGTGGTGGTCAGGTTAGGCGCTCGGGTAGTTGTTCCATTCACACCGTTTGTACGGTTGATTGTGCCGCCGCTGGTTCCTGCATGGTCGGTGGTTCTGGTTCGGTCATCGGATGCCAAAGCATCGTATTTAAGGCCCAGCGCCTCGGCGTACCGGGTCCAGCTCGGGAGCATGGTTTCAGAATAGACGCCAAGCGCCCTGCTCATAGTGGGGCCATCCGCGTATAATACCTCCAATTCCAGCGTATCAAACAGTAATTGATTGCAAACAGCGTCTTTAGAGACATTGTCAGGGACTTTCAAGTCATCGAACAGTTGGGGGTATCTTGCCAACAGGCCGTTAAAGCTCAATGTTGCGTGCATCGTTGTTCACCTCCTGCGCCCCAGTGTCGGGCGGAAAACGCCAATCGACCCATAAAGTAGATTTGTCAATTCCAAAGAGCTTGTGGACCCGCTCGCACCCATGCTGCAAGCTATCCAACCATAGCGACGCTTTGGCGGCTGTCTCAACGTTGTTAGAATTGACTTCGTCTGTCAACATCCGCTCTTTTTTGCTGGTGTTGGTGTTGGGGATGCCGACTTCCGTATCGAACAGGGCTTTAATGGTTTTAAGGGCTGTCAACAGTTCGTTGGTGATGAAGTTCCCTTTAAGGTCTGTCGCAAAGTACATCCAAGGGGCTTGCCCGGATGCCCCATTTTTAGGCGCTTTGAGCAATGAGGAATCCACAAAAACGGCGGGGTCGCCCTGCATGATCTGGTCAAACATCTTTTTAAAAGATTCTGCACCGGCCTTGTTACCAGATGCAAACACATACGCTAACCGGCTGTTGATTAAATTGCTCTGGATGGTCTGGGCCGCAAGGGCCATCATATCCCCATAATAGGCCACAATATCCACCATACCGCGGTAATCGGGCTGCAAATTGATGATCTCGCACTGCTTCCCGATTTGCAAATAGGGGGACCCTTTGATAAAAGGGTTTGCAATGATGGAGTGCGTGGGATTATAAAAAATGTTAATGCCGGTCAATCCCATTCGGTCATATACCAGGCCATAGCGGTCAGTATTAAACACCGTAACACCGCCGGAACCGAAAACAAGATACTGCAAGCGGTTACTGGGCCATGTGTCGGGGAGCGTCCAGCGGACCATAGACACCGCTTCAAGGAACAGATATTTTCGGAAATAATAGGATAAGCTGTTACCCTTGGTGTGCATCACGGAGGGAGTCACCGGCGACACATGAGCGTTGATTTGCTCATAGCTGTATGGAGCACTCATAACAGACGGCCTCCTTTTGCCATTTTAAACAGTAACCAAATCGGCAACTTACCGGTGGGCCAAGGCCCTGGGCCAGGACCCGGGCCGGGACCCGGCCCAGGGTCAGGGCCTCCGCCGGAGTCCCATTCTACTTCCCATGTGCCGACCTGATTCGGGATTCTGATAATGCTGGACGGGTCCCGCAGGTTTCCGGCAGCATCGGCGTACTCCCAATGCGTGTGAATTCCCGTTGCGTATCCAGTTTGCCCCTGTGTGCCAATAAACTGGCCCTTTGTGATCGTGTCGCCAACGTTCCATATCTGCGAGGCAAAGTGTGCTGCGCGCCAGGTGGTGCCGTCGGCCATTCTGACTTTGATCATATTGCCCCAGGACTGGTCGCCCGAGGTGCTGCCATTCCAGTGCTGCGCCACAACCACAACGCCCGCCTCGGGCGCGTAGGCTTTATAATTACCGTGCACCGTGTCAATGCCCCTGTGGGGGCTTCCGTCCGAGTACGCAGGATAACCGGCTGTTACTCTGATTGGCGACACGTCAGTAATACACTGTTTATAGACTGCCATTGTTTACGCCTCCTACTCATAGAAAAAACCATTTTTCAGATAACTTTTGACACTGTCAATTTCTGCCGCCGTGGCATTGAGTGCAATGTCGGGATCGTCCACCATGATAAACCCCGGAATTGTGGACAACTGCACCCGCTTACACAGGGGCCGCCCGTGGTGCTCGTTGTTGTCGTCCACAAGAATTTTAAACCGGGCTACCATATAGGGTATGGCATCAAAAGCTATTGTGGATCCTGTGGCACCCTTGCTTGCGACATCAGCATTGGTTGCCTGCACAGCATTTAAAATACCGTTTCCGACGTCTGAGGAAGATCCCCCGGTTAATGCTGCTTGGAGACCTCCGAACGCAGCAGCAATACCCGTTTGCAGCAGTCCTCCGCCCGATGGTACATCAAATGTAATATTTGAAAGTTGAATAGGTACCCCTAGTTTAGCGGTTGTCTCGTGTACTAGCTGATTTGTATCAGTAAACATTCGCAAGATACTGTCGCCGGTGAAAAGATCCACCGTATACTGTATAGATAATGTTGCAGCGCCCCACAATTTAGAGGCGTCAAGGGGAATTACTCCAAATGGCTGCAAGAAGATAGTGTAGTCCGTGTAAGGGGAGGCATTGCAATACCCTCCACGACTTGCCGCTTGTGGGTGCTTTGGGATACCCACACTTACCGATTTTGTTAAATTGTTGTTATCTTCTCCCAAAATCCAGCACGGAACGTCTACCGACCACCACCCAACATCTACACTAGACACAAGCGGCAGATGTGCGGTGATTTCGGCAATACCAAATGGGAAGTAGTTACAACTTACGATATACTGATATGGATTGAAAAGCACCTTTGTTAAATTGTCGCTAATTTCTGAATTATCGATACTAAGGTACGACACATTAGTTAGCAATTTTGCGGATAGTTTTTTAGCATTCACAGGGGTCATTACTACATAGGTAATAGCTCCGACGGAGTTTGCTGCTTTAGCTATAAACCCGATAACAAAAAATCCGCCGCTAATTGTTTCAGCGAATCCGCCTTGAAAAGCGGTTGTTACCGTTTGCACTTTAGCCGTCGCGGGGTATAGACCATCTGAAATTGTACCATTATACTGATCAGACGATCTTGTGACGTACTCTGTACTATTGCCGATCTGGTCACGGTAGCTTGCAAGCGTATCAACAGTCAGCGAGGCCACCCAGAGACCGTTGGCATATGTCCAATTTTTAACCCAGTAATACCGGCTGAATGTGGGAAGGTAGCAATAATTGTACCCGGTGGGGTCACTTTGTGTTGCAATCTTGATCTCGGGGTCAATGATGTTACAAGGGGCTTTAAGGTCGATTCCGAACTCCTGCCCACCGCTGGGCCGCTTTGTGCTGTTTGTGCGCTTTGCAAACTGGTATAATATAGCTTGCATTTTGCACCTCCTATAAAATAACCGGCGGGCATCTGCCCGCCGGTGCCGGTCAGGACTTCGAGGGGTCCTCGTCCTTGTGCGTGGTGGTTTTCAGGGTGGAGGCTCTGGCTACGTCGCCCGGGCTGGGATTAGTGACGTCTCTGGCGGTCATCAGGAAGAGCACGGCGTTCTCGGTGAAGTCATCGTACCACGACCACCCGTAGTGATACCAGAAATTCGTATACAGGCCGCGGGCGTTCATGGGCGTAGGAACCACGCGGGACAGCTTCGGAGTGTATCCGATTGCATCCCAGTCCAGCAGACACCCGAACACATTGGACAGCTTCACCGCGGCATTTTTGGAGGCCACACCGGCGGCACTGGTAACAACAGGCGTAGCGGAGATGGTTTCGCGCTCGGCAATGTTCTGCCAGAACGTAACCTGCTCCGCGTCGCGGTATTTCAGCATGTTATCATGGAATACCTCGGGAATCACGCGGGCATCAATCTGGCTCTGCGTACCGCTGTACAGGTAGAGGTGCTGGCGATCATAGGGGGTGTGGCGCATGATGTTGTATGTCGTGCCGTCGATCTGCCAGTTTTGGTGCCAGTTGATGGAGCGCTCTTTCATCAGGCGGGAAATATCGTTGATTCGACCATATGCGTACTTTGCGAACCCCGGGAAGTTCGCTTCCTTATACACGTCCTGTACGGTCAGTTTCGTGCCCTGCTGGGCGTTGTACTCATCAAGCAGATAGACGACACTCTTGGGGCTTGTCACCGTCATGCCGGTCAGATGATTGGCCATCAGGTTATTGGCCAAGTTGCGCCGGTCTGCCTCGATCTGGTTCGACAGATGCAGCACGAAAGAGGACCAGAACTGCGCCAGTTCCTCGGGGCCTTTGAAGGCCGCTTCCATCTGGGTATCTGCCTGCGTGTACACACGACTGTAGTTGGTCTGGCCATAGTAGTTAGTCTGAAGGACTTTAGGCTTGTGGACTTCGTACATATCCACGCTCTGGCCGTCCACCAGCGCCCACGCCTTGTCGGTGACGGGGTCAGTGTCGCAGAAATTGATCTTCCGCACATGGTTAGACCAGTCGTCGCCCGTGACCTGCAAGCGCTTCAGGGGCGCGTCATAGGGGCGGACAGCAAAGATGGTGCGGCCCAATAACTGGCTGATCGCCTTGGTGTAATTGTCGGTGCCGGTCAGCAACGTGGCCTGTGCCACAGAAACGAAACTGGACGTGTCCACGATGGGAGACGTCAGTTCCTGACCGGTGGCCATTTTGTTGATCTCCGTCAGAATTGCGGCAATGTCCGCAAAATCCATACCGAGAGGCATATTACTTCACTTCCTTTCTATAAGTCGGGTCGATAATTCGGGCCGTCACAGTGGCAGCATCTGTCGCCGGCTGCTGCTGGATGCCAAGGCCCAGCGCGTTCGCCTGCAACGTCTGCGTCATAGTCTGCATTGCCTGTGCGCTGGTCTGCTGGCCCTGCAAAATCTCCCGCAACAGGGTTTCAAGGCCATCATACTGCGGCGCGGGCTGCGGCGCGGGCTGCGGTGCGGGCTGCGGCACGGGCTGCGGCGCGGGCTGCGGTGCGGGCTGCGGCACGGGCTTCTCCATAGCTTCGATCTCCGCTTTGGTGTAACCGGCCATTGCGAGGGCTGCTTTTTCACTGATTTTCAACTTTAGTCGCCTCCATTACTACGTATGTTTCATGCGCAAGACATTTGACAATCAGGTCTTTGTCTCCTTTGGTTACGGGACCCACTGCGCAGCACTGCCGCGTGCGGGCACCGTTGGCCCAGTCGCTATAATAGGTAATGCCCAAATGAGCGCACAAATCAGCTAGCAGAAACGCGCGTTCGTTTGCGATAGACTGGGCAAAAATGATATAACAACCCATGGTTAATCTCCCTTGAGTTTTGCAAAAATTTTAGTAAGAGGCCCCACCAATTCAGGGTTGATCGTTCCGATATTCTCGATGATGCTGCCAATTTCCATCAAGACAAAATAGGTGCAACCGATGGCCGAGAAAGACACATTAACATTAACACCCACAATGGGCAGATAGAAATCAGCAGCAGCGAGCAACCCAACGGCCAGAACTTCACCGAGTTTGTGGTAAAACCCCTGACGCATCACGCTGGAATCAAAACCAGTAGTAGAAAAGGCTTTTACCATACCACTGACAACATCCATACCAATAAACACCAGAACGGCCAGAACTGCATAAACGTTCATATAACATCACCTCCCATACCGACATTATTAAACTGACTACCAGAGCATATACTGCACAACCGTACATATAATATACCCCCGTATACAATGAAATCCCAGGTTCTTGCGCTGGCTGACGCGCGCCCGCCCCTTCTGGGGGCTGCCTGTGGGCACCTGGGACAACTTTAATATATACCGACCGTATAAAAAAGTCAAGTACCGCAATACTCACGAAAGAAAATTTCATCCGAGTAACGCTCAAATTCAATCTGACGCTGTAAGTACGCGGGCCAGATATACCCATACGCGGCCCTGAATCGCTTTCGCTCATAGTCGCCGGTTCCATACGATGGCATCTCGCCCGACCTGTGGCGGCACACATAGTAAAGGGGTTTGCTCTTGTGCTCATAGATGCAGCACCGCCCAATTTGAACAAGTGGGTAGTATTCCCGGAGTGGCCGGGATACAACAAGACTTTTCTCCTCGGCGCTGTACTGGTTTTCAATAGCTGACCTGTAAAAATCTGTGCCGGTCATGGACCTATAGAGGGCCGTATTGGCTTTCTCTTTAGCAATAGGGCTATCCACAAGATCAATCAAAAGGATACCTTTATCAGCCAACAGCTTGACGCGCTCTTTATTGCCGATCATCTTTTCAACGGTATCGGTGATTTCCCACTGCATATAATAGGGGTTCGCCATGCCAACAGCGTTTGACATACACAACAGCGTCAGGGGCTTTTGCCCTTGTAATTCGCGGTTACGGTTGACCGTCTCATAAATGTTGGCAAGGCCCACACCCTCGCCCCGCCGGTAATAGTCGGACTCTTCTTTCTGGTATTCGTCCAAGATAATTATATTGGTATGGGGGCTTGAAAACCCACGGGTGCGAGCAAGAGTCACTACACTACCCACTACGCCCGACATCTTGGCCGGTTTTATGGGCGCTCCTGTATCCGTGTAGGCTCCTGCGTTGCCCACTTCATATAGTCCGGCTATTTTGGGCAATTTGAACGGGGCGTAATGTGTTTGCAAATCATCGTTCAACGGAGACCACGGCCACATACTGGGTGACGCGCAAATAAGTTCCGCTTGCTGCGGAGTCCTACGCAAATACAGAAATTCGTCGCCGGTCTGGTGAACGTGCTTCAATGCTCCATAAGTCTTGCCGGTCCCACGTCCGCCCCAAATAAAAATAATAGATGCCCCCGTTGACAAAATGCCATCTTTTTCGGAAAAATTCGGCCACCCTTCATCGGTGTACAGTTTAATCATCAGACAACCTCCATAATCTTGTACCCTAATATCTTTGCGTATTCGTCGGTGATTCCTAATGTGTATGTATTATCACAAATACATAGGTTTCTTGTTATATGTACCGTATGCCCGTCAACCACAAAATCGGGCACATTGGGCCGGTCATTATAAATAACCTGATTTCCGGCGGCAAGACAGAACGTAAAGCCGGGCTTGAACACCTCAAAACCACCCCACAGGGCCAGCTCAAAACCGCCTTTCCGTTTGCTAACTCCCGCTATGGTAGTAGTGATCGGCCCGCCCTTTTTATAGGTAGTCGCGTATTTTTTAGCGCCCCATGTCATAAACTCCGCATAGCTGCGCTCTTGCTCATACACGCCCATGTAATGAGTATTGCCTTTGGGGTCTGTAGCGCAAGCACCGTTGTCTTTCGCAAGCTGTTTCACAGATTTGTTAAACTCCGCTAAATCAATATTGCCCATGTACTTGACGCTGTCAGTGTCACAGTACACACCATTCTTGCCCGCGGCCCATTGCGCTATTTTTAGGCGCTTGCGCGTGTGGGCCGTTGTCCATACGCCCCATTGGTAAGGCAAAAACAAATGGGGGCGGTGGTCGTTATAACTGCCCTCCGGGTCGTCGGTGCATTCGCTCCAAAGATTGTCGGGGTCGTCCTCGTCAAAAAGTGTGTCCAGCTGCAAGGGGTCTTGTGCGGTCATGCCGTAGTAGCTATTAAGATCGCCCTTGGACTTGACATAATACAAATCTTGACCGGGAACACCTTTAAGGGATGTTTTGCCGGTGTAGCTCTCTTTTACACAATCCGTCAAGGGCTTTGGCAGTTTGCCATAATCGGACGTGTACAGGTCCATAACGTTAATAGCGTCCCAATCATATTCTTTAGCAATGATTCTAAAATCTATATCGGTTATGGTGATCTCGAAATGTTCAGCAGACAGCAGACGACCATTGTCGTTAATGTATCCTTCACAATGCCGGACTTTTGCAAGTGGGATATACGGAAAACCCCACCATTTAAAGCGCTGGCGCAACCCCTTTACTTGCAAGCGCATCAAGCAAGCCTTGCCGTGCCTCATACATTGCATTAACCGCGCTACGGTGGCCGGTTCCTTCCTAAATGGTGTCATAGGAAAATAACATTCGCATTGAACGGCAGGATAGGCGCTCGACATATCCACAGAACCGACGTTCTCCAAATGGAGACCTACATAATACCGATTCGCATGGGTGTCACCGCCCCGGAACGCTTCCCGCAACATCTGGTAAAGGTCCCATGACGGCAAAAGGCGCTTGACCCGTTTAATGCCCCATTTATACATTGCTTCTCGGGCCATTCGTCTGACATAACCAGTGCGCGTCAACGGCAAAGTATAGAGGTCGTCCCCATCTCGGTTCATCTCGATTAACAAGCACTCCACAATACACCTGACATCATTGATACAGTACGCTAATTCTGTAGACGTTAAAGAAGTCCATGGATACCGAACTTTGGAATAATCAAGTGCCCCCGTCAATTTGGCATGAGGGGCACCAAGCTGTTTGCCCCAAGCATCAAGGGACAAATTGCTGTGCCGCATACTGCATCGGTACTCAATAGCGCGATTGTCGCATTTTAAGACCCTACGGGGTTTGCTGGCGAACACATCACCCGGGCCAAAATCCAGAACACCCGACAAATATTGAAATTCATGTGCAAGATTGTGAACGTACATGCACAAATACCAATCACCTTGCGGGCCGCTGTTTGCTTGCAAATAGTCGCTGATTGCTCCCGTAAAGTTCAGCCACTCGTCCCACGTCCTACCAATAATGGTAATATCAAGACCGAGTTGGCACTGCCAAATATACATTATGGTGTGGGGGTTGTCGTCCGCATCAACGCATACTCGGCTAGTCTCAATATCAAAAGCACACGGCATATTTACATATAGGCGCTTCTTGTTCGTTTTGCGCTTCTTGCCTTTTGTGTGTTTGCGGTCTAAATGCTCCATAATCCACGGGACAGGGTTATAATTACAAGCCTCCGCCAAAACCTCCGCGCAGGTCGGCGGAACTGCTACCGTCGCTGTAGTCCCATTCTTTACCATAGTTGACCTCGCCTTGCTGCCACTTTACAAAATCGTCAATACTGACATTGTAGCCGCCTTTCTCGCGCCAGTACATAACCGGCTGGTCGGATGGATAGTAGTACACGCCCGATGCTTTCACGATCTCCCACCACTCCGACAGGGACTTATACTGATCTTCGGGCACGTCGGCTACATCAATACCACCGACTTTCATTTTTTGCGCGAATTCTTCACGTGCACCGCCAACGGTGGAACCCTTGGAACGCACAAAACGCGCTACATCCGCCAAAGCCTGCTCCAATGCTTTACGGTCTCCGAGCATTGCCTTTAGGGTCGGGAAACCTCCGGCAAATTCTTTATAAACGTCGCTTGTGCCGCTAATGGGGTCTTTTGATAAGCGCTTAATACGTTTCTGCGCAATATCGCGCAGTCGGGTGTATTCTTTGCGCATCTGATTATCAGGCCACGATTCCAACGCATAGGGGGTGTACAGCTCGGGACTGTATTTAAGGGTTGCACTTGCTTTAGCTGCGCCTACTGCCATGCTTATCGCTCTCCTTTCTATCCATTATCATATAATACCAGTCCAGAGGGTCCGCTTCAATGCCCAATCCGTTGAAAATGATTCTGGCCCATTCAGAGCGGAAAAACTTGACATCATTAGTTGTGACTCCACTATATACAATGGCCGTAGCGAGGTAAATCAAAGAATCGTCACAGTTAAGCAAGGATACTCTGTTATCTTTACTTTTCATGGGGCCTCCTATAATAAATATGGCCGCCGCATGTGCGGCGGCCATTGGTTAGATCAAACCAGGTTCAAAGACAAAACCTGGCCTTTTTTGGTGCTGATCAGCACAGGTTTGATCTGCACCGGTTCCTTCCACGTATCAGGGGTCCCGAGCAACGTAAACATCCGCTTCAGAGATTGATAAACGCCCACGGAAACACAGGCGTAGGACTGCCCATCCTCGGTAATGAGGACAACTCGGGGCGCAATCGCCTTGCCCTCGGGGACATCGTCCTTACTGACCTCCACGCACTCCACAGACACATGGACCAGCGACAGCACCTCATTGACGTGCTCCTTCAGCTTGTTGGCGGGGTTGCTCGTTGCATTGTAGAATGCAACTGCGGCAGAGCGGTCAGAGAGGTTCATATCGGTGTACCCGACACCGGTATTCATCACCTCGAATGCCATCATAGCACCATTGTTTTCGGACTTCATCATCGCTTCAGACATAATATAACTCCTTTCATTATGTGCCCTGTCATTATCAATACCGGGCGGGCGGTCCCGATAGACGGCCCGAAGGCCGTTTCGACTAGTTCTTGTTATATAAGGAGTACATAGCCTGTACCCCGTCACGCACATGGGCCGCACCCTGATACATAAGATAGGCTGACAAGCAAGTCCCTTTAAAACCCTCAAGGGTGTGTACTTGCTCGTCGCAATGGATGAGAGCTTGCTTATAACCGGCCAACCATGCCCGATCTTCGGCGGCTCGGATAGCGTCCTTCGGGTCCTCATACTCGCACCACGTCAATTTGCCGTCCGAGTGAATTTCGATAATGAATTTACGCATTTTCATTTTTAAAATCCTCCCCTAAATGACCTTAATTTTGTTGCCATTTCTAAGTTTAAACCATTCTTCACCACGAAAATTGACAACCTTGCAATGTTGCATCTTAAGAAGTCTGCTCATCTTGGCAAGCTGCTTATCAGTTAAGTTTACCCAGAAAAAAGCGGCACAATTGAACAGATCGCTATCTTCTATATTACAAGATGCCGCCTCTGCATACCACTTATTAAAATCTGCCGTTGTCATCCATACATAACCTTTGCCAAACTAACCAGCACCTTAATACTGTCGATGATGTCATCCTCGGTCAGTTTTTGCAGGTTATCACCATCAAGAGTAATGTTATCATCGGTTAAAGTGATTTTAATCATGACTTCTTTTTTCATTGGAGCACCCCCTTTCTTGTGTCTTTCATTGTCTATATTATACCATACACTAAATTGTATATGTTGCTATTTACATTGTAAAAATTGCTGTACTCCCCTACCCTAAGGGGCGTGGGCACTATATTTTGTG